TGCGTACCACCACCGGTGGTCGCATCGTGCAGGGCGTGGAGTTCGACGCCAGCAATCAGCGGTCGGCTTATTGGCTGTTCGCCGATCACCCCGGCGATGTCGTACTGGGAAGCGGCGCCGCGTCGACGCCGACTGCGGCCGAGCACGTCGACCACGTGTTCGAGCGGCTCCGCTGGGGGCAGACGCGCGGCGTATCGTGGCTGTCCTCGGTCGCTATGACGTTGCGGGACGTGGGCGACATCGAGGACGCCGTGCGCATGCAGCAGAAGGTGCAGGCGTGCCTCGGGCTCGTGCTGACGCCGGGTGAAGGCCAGCAAGGCTCTCCGATGGCAGCTGGTGTCAACGCCGAGCGTCGACCGGAGCGCGGTGTCGAGGCGCTGTCGCCGGGTATGATCTTCCGCTCGCAACCGGGTGAGACAGTGCAGACGATCAACCCGACCCAGTCAGGTGGCGCGGTCGAGTTTATTCGCCAGCAGCTGGCGGGCGTGTCTGCCAACATGGCGCCGTACCACCTGATGACAGGCGACGTGTCGCAGGCGAACTATTCGTCGCTCCGCGCCGCGATGCTCGGACACTGGGCGCTGCTCGATGACTGGCAGCAGAATGTGATGATCCCGCATGCGGTTCGACCGGCTGTCGACCGACGCATGGCTCGCTTGGCACTGGCGACCGGCGACAAGCGGTTCTTGGCGATGAAGGTCAGCTACGCCCTTCCAGTTCGGCGCTTCGTCGATCCGGTGAAGGACTTGATGGGCGAGCTAATCGAAATCCGATCGGGCTTGAAACTGCTGAGCCGATCGCTCGCCGAGCGCGGGATCAACGCAGAGGATCACCTGCGCGAACTCGCCAAGCTGAACGCCGTGATCGACGAACTGGGCCTCGCGCTCGACAGCGATCCGCGCCGACTGACCGACAGCGGCGTGTTGCAAGCCGCGACTGGTTACCTCGTTCCGAAACCCGACGCCGCACAAGCGGCCTGACTTCCAACAGGAGCAACACGATGTCTGACGATCGCTCGGCCGAGCCGAAGCGGGCTGCGCCCGCGCGCGACCTCAAGCCCGGTGACAGCGTCGCCGGCACTGACAGGCGCGCGCCGAAACCGGAAGGTCCGGTGCGCCACATGACCCGCGAAGCGCCGCCCGCGCGTGTCCAGGCAGAGCGGGGCGCTCCGCCGCCCTCGCGTGGCTCGCGCGCTGCCGCGTTTACCGGTTCGTCTTACAACGCTGAGGCTCGGACGATCGAGGCGGTGTTCTCGGCCGGATCGGCGGTGACCCGCTGGTTCGGCACCGAGCAGTTGGCGGTTTCGGCCGAGGCGATCGACCTTACGCGTGTCGGCGCAAACCTCTGTCCGTTCCTGAACGCGCACAACGCTTACGACGTGGAGGGCGTGCTCGGTCGCGTGATCGAGGCGCGCGTCGACGGCGCGCAGCTGGTCGGCACCGTCCAGTTCGCTGACACCGACGCCGGGCGGAGCGCCGAGGGCATGGTGTCGCGCGGCGAGGTGACCGGCATTTCGATCGGCTACAACGTCCGCACGTGGACGCTGACCGAGCAGACCGACGACGCCGACACGTGGACGGCGACGCGCTGGGAATTGCTCGAAGTCAGCCTCGTACCCGTTCCCGCAGACCCGGCTGCCGGGGTCCGGTCTGCACCTGGGGTCACCCCGCCCGGCACTCAAGAGGACATCGATATGCGACGCAACCTCCCTGGCGGCGCGGCTGCGTCCACGCCCGCCCCGACGCCGGCACCGTCGCCGGCAGTAACCCGTTTCACCGCGATCGAAGCCGTCGACTTTGTCGAGCAGGCCCGCTCGTTCGGCGTCGAGACCCGCGCTCGCGAGTTGCTCGATCAGAACAATCTCGGCCAAGTCGGCACCGAAGCCGCGCGCGCGGCGATCATGACGGCAGCGGCCGAGCGCCAAAACGCCGCAACGGGCGGCGTGCGTGGAACGCCGGGCTTCGGTGCCAACGGCCAGCAGGAAGAGGGATCGCGCAATGCGATCGTCGACGCGCTGGTCGCGCGGACGCTGCGCAGCCAGCCGACCGATGCGTCGCGCGAGTTCATGGGAATGCGTCTGCTCGAAATCGCATCGAGCCGCGCCGGGCTGAACCCGCGTGAGCGTGACTCCGTCACCATCTTGCGTGCCGCGCATACCAGCTCCGATTTCCCGCTGCTCATGGAGACCGCGGGCAACCGCGTGCTGCTCGCACGCTACGAGACGGCTGCGCCGACTTACCGCGACCTCGCGGCGCGTCGCGATCTGACCGATTTCAAGCCGACCGCTCTGCTTCGCATGGGCGATTTCCCGACCTTGCAGCGGTACGAGGAAGACGGCGAGATCAAGGCGGGCACGATCAGCGAGGGCAAGGAGAAGGTGATCCTTGGCTCGTATGGTCGCATCCTGCGGCTGTCGCGTCAGGCGATCGTCAACGACGACCTGGGCGCCTTCGATCAGGTGTTCGGCTCGATCGGCCGCATGATCGCACGCTTCGAGAACAACACCTTCTACGCCATGAAAGCGCAGAACGGCGGGCTCGGTCCCAAGTTGTCGGATGGCAAGACGCTGTTCCATGCCGATCACGGCAATCTCGTCGCAGGAGCGAACGGCGACGATCTAAGCATCGACACGCTGGGTGCGGGCCGGGCATCCATCCGCAAGCAGAAAGATGGCGACGGCAACCTGCTCAACCTCGCGCCGAGCCGCCTGCTGGTCGGTCCCGACATCGAGACCAAGGCCGAGCAGCTGATCAGCCCGCTCCAGCCGCAGCAGGCCGGCAGCGTCAACCCGTTCGCCGGGCGTCTCACTCCGACCGTGGATGGCACGATCACCGACAAGGCATGGGAACTCTACGCCGATCCGAACGACCTGCCGACCTTCGTGTACGGCTACCTCGCCGATGCACCGGGGCCGCGCGTGCTCTCGGAAGAGTCGTTCAACGTCGACGGCATGGCGTGGCGCGTCACCGAGGACTTCTACTGCGGCGCGGTCGACTACCGCGGCGCGTACCGGAACACCGGCAAGGCTGCCTGAGCCGGGCTGTCGCCTGAACACAACACTCGTTGACCGGCGAGGGCGGATACGTCCTCGGCCGGATGGAGGACTGCACCTTGAAGAACTTTGTCCAAGAGGGTCACACCCTCGACTATGTCGCGCCCGCTGGCGGCGTCGTGGCCGGCGTCGCGCTGCTGATCGGCACCGTCCTCGTCGTGCCCGCAATCACCGCGCCCGAGGGGGCGCCGTTCTCCGGTTGGATTGAGGGCGTCTACACGCTCCCGTGTGCGACCGGCACCGCTTGGGCGACGCCGAACATCCCGCTGTTCTGGAACGATGTCGACAAGCGGGTCACCACGACCGAGAATGGCAACACGAAGATTGGCATGACGGCTGCGCCCAAGGCGGCAGCCGCGGCGAGCGGCAACGTCAAGCTGCTGCCGAACGTCTGAGATGGCCGGCTTCGCTGAACGTCGACGGGGGCTGGTCGACGCCGGCTTTCGCACGTTCGGCGCGGCTGCCACCTGGGGCGACAAGCCCGTCACGGTGCGCCGCAAGGCGCGCGACGAGGACGATCGTTTCTCCAAGGTCTCGATCGTCACCCGTTCGATCATCCTGCGCGTGCGCAGCTGGGAGATCGACCAGCCGATCGTCGGCACTGAGGTGACGATCGGTGCGGAACGCTTCCGCATCAAGCCGAAGCCGATGGTCGACGCCAAGGGCGTGTGGGACTGCCCGGCTGAGCCGATTGACGCGTGAAGGCATCGTTCAAGTCGAGCGGCTTTCGAGCGCTCGATCGGCAACTCGCCAAGCTGGCAGGCGGTGTACCGGAGCAGCGTAAGCGCGATCATCTTCACGCCGCGGGGCAGATCATCGTTGCCGAGGCCAAGCGGCTTGCGCCGTTCGCAACCGGCACGCTGCGCGACAGCATCATGGTCACCGACGACAAGCAGGGGCTGCTCTACGGCAAGTTCAACGCGACCGGCCGCAGCAACAGTGACGGCGTGTCGGTCTACATCGGCCCGGTCGGATCGGTCGACGATGGCGATGTCTACTACGCCCGGTTCCAAGAGTTCGGCACGATCAACATGCAGGCGCAACCGTACATGCGCCCCGCCATCGCCGCGAAGCGCCCGGAGGCAGAGCGTGCGCTCGTGCAGCTGCTCGCTCGTGATGTCATGGAGATGATCAGATGACCTTGGAAGCCGCGCTGGAGCAGCGTGTGGCGCAGACGGCCGGGTTGCGCGACCTCTTCGCGTCGGTCGGCTTCGGCGGGCGGATCGAAGGGCTTCCCGCGCTCGTGTTTCAGATCGTCGCTGATCCGAGGCCGCAGCACTTTAAGGGTTTCCAGCGCAGCCGCCCGACACAGGTGCAGGCCGATGTCTATGCCGAGACGCAGGCCGAAGCGGCTGAACTGCGCGAAGCCTGCATCACGCACCTGGTGCCTTCGGCGCGCATCGGCACCGTGAACTTCGGCCGCGCGACGATCGACAACGTGCGCTCGGGCGGAGAGCCGGAGCAGTCCGGCGAGCGCCAGCGCTACCGCGGCGAGATCGGCCGCGAAAGCATCGATTTCACCTTCCTACACAACGCCTGAGCAGGA